GTGTCTTATAACTTACTTCATCAAATTGCGAAGCTCTCTTATCCCAGTCACCGAAAGCACCCATTCCCCAATCATGTTCAGCCGCTTTTTTGGAAGTATGCATATTATAAATCTTAGGAAATTGTTCAGGAAGCTCATCATAAGTCTCAAAGAAAATCTTTCTGAGACCCGGTTCTAACAGCTTACCAAAATTCTCCACATTGTCCCTGTCACTATCAGTGTAGTGATGCGTATTCTGATCAGTTGGTTGAACCGGAGTTGCAAACAACTGTAAATCCATTCCTTCTGTCATTAATCTTTTAATAAAATCCATTAATTATCATCCTTTCTTTGGGTTTTTCCATTTACGATATTCCTCCTCATCTCCATCAAACATATTATCAATTACTTTACGTTCCCCCGGAGATATAGGTGGTTTGCTTGCTTCAGGTGATTGATCTGCTCCACCTGTTCCAATAGAACTTCTCGTAGAGATTTGTTCTTCTTTAAGTTCTTTAAGAATCTCATCTCTCATCTCTTTCTTCATCTTTTCTGTATCAGGTTGCGGAGTAGGATTGTTTTGTTGCTTTTGAGATTTTACAAGTTGATAAGCATCTTCAAGGTTAGTGATTTTCTTATCATAAGCTACCTGTAAAACTTCATGAGCTTCAAAATCATCATACTTATTCTGCAACTTATCAATCTCTCTATCAAGCATCATATCATACAGTTTATCCTCTAGCTCAATCACTTTCTTTTGAGAGGGATCAAGTCTTTGAGGTAGTCCGACTGATTGCTTTAACTGCTCTGCGATTTTAGGATTTTGTTGGATGAAGTTATAATAATGCATTGCTTCTTCTGCTTCTTTTGATTTACGAGATAAGTCTTGTGTCTTTTTCGTATAATCCTGCTGTCGGAGATAACCATTCTTCATCTCATCAAAAGTAACTTCTCCAATACCATCAATCGTAAATTTCTGTACTTCTTCCTTTTGTTCTGGCTTGGTTTCTTCGTGCGTTTCTTCTGGTTTTGTTTCCTCAGGTTTGGTTTCAGTTGAAGTTGTTTCTTCCTGAGACGTTTCCACAGTTTCAGGTTGTTCAGTTCCCTGAGCCTTCTCCTGTTTCTCCGCTTCTTTAATAGCACGATACTGATCAATATTCATTTAATTATCCTCCTTTGGAATCCCCTTAGGGTTGCTCCATTTATCTGATTAAGTCAGCAAGTTCAGGGTTCTGTTGATTAAAACTGCCAACTCATCATCAGTCATATCCTCTATCCCATCCAATAAATCATCCGGTAACATTTCTTCATCTTCAAGACCTGCTACCTCATCCAAACCCGGAAGTAAATCATCCTCTTCCAACTCTTCTTCTGTTAATACATCCGGTTCAGATTCTAAGGAAGTTTCAGCATCCATATAACCTTTATTGTATGCCTCATGTTTTATTTCATTTATTTTATCTTCCTCTTCCTGCTTTGCTGTCATTGTAGCATGTTGTTCCTGCATTTGTCCAGATTGTTCGTTTAAATGTTCGATGGATTGAGTTACCTCTTCAATAATTTTAAATAACTGTTCATCCGTCTCTCTGGATTCTTCTGCAACCTGTTGTATCTGTTGTCCCATTTCCTGAGTAATCTGTTCAAATCCCTGTTGTATTCCTTCACTCATTTGTTCCATTTGTTGCCCCATTGTTTGCACTGCCTGTTGTAATTCTTCAAGTACAATATGCTTATCTCCCATACGTCTTAACAACGCTCCTTTTGCTTCTTCTGGAAGGTATTGAACAACAGCTTCTCTATCAACCAAAGGTTGTCCGTCAGGCATAGGTGTTTGAGCAAGTCTAATCATCAAATCAAGCATAGCTCCACGATTGACAGGCATGGTAGAACCTGCTGTTATCTTCACATCGTAATCATATTTTAAGATAGATGTAGTAAACATCTTCATATCATAATCACCTTGTGATCTGCTTACCCTTATCCAACGATCTTCTTTCCAAAATTGTTTCATTCTTGAGTACCATAGAGTAGCAAGTTTTGATAAAAACTCTTCTAGCAGTTTAACTTTAAGCCTAATACGAACCTGTCCTGCTTCCTGTAAAGCCAATATACCTTGTGCGGTATAAACACCAGTGGTATTTTCTCCTTTTAATGTATTGAATACCCCACTTATTTGTTCCATATCCTGCTTATATGTTTCAACTGCATTTATAACATAAGGTGGCATAGAAGGAGGTTCTGGTCTTGATATTTCACTGCCGGGATTCTTACGAATAACCAATCCGGGTCGTGCTGTTATTTTACCATGAGGAATCCCTGCGTTCTTATCAACAATCCATGGCATATTAGCAGTTGCTTTTGCATTATCAACTACTGCATTACTCAAATCATTCATATATTTTTGAGGAGATAGTAATTGTTCAACTTCTCCTTCACCCCAAAACTTTCCGGGAACATCATAATCTTTTAATAATTCAAAAGGAAAACTCTTATCTTTGTAAGGATTACCTTTATCTTCTAATACAATACCCAAATCAGGAGCAAGGGTTATTACCCTTCCATTAGGATATTTAGGTTCTTTCTTCAACTCATCGTTGATAACACTTTCTTCTTCTTCAAAATCTTTTGTCCAAACCTCTAACAGCAACACCTGATTATCAACCTTTGAATTGATGGAATTATCATGCACCAACTCAGAATGTTTCACCTGACCACCTGTTAGTTGTTCTGCTTTTTCAGGGTATAACTTACGTAATTTGACAACATTTTTATAGGATGCATAGATAATATATTCAGCATCCTCAATGGAAGTGGCTAAAGGGTCAGGGAATATATTAAATGGAGATACAGGAATTGATTTAACCTGTCTCTCTTCACTATCCCACGGTACAAAGAATACAGTTGTCCCAAGCACAAGTGAATGCACTAATTCTTTAAATATCTTTGTACTCATCCTCTCCCTATCCCACTCATACATAAATGCCTGTTGCAAATCATTCGTAAACTCTAACCCTTCAGGTTGTCTTGGCAATGCTTCAAACTTAGGATCATTATCCAACATAATAGGTCTTACTGTTTCAATAATGGAGAAGATATAATTACTAACCTGATCTGATTTATATTCAGGTATGTTTTGGTTTTTAAAGTATTCTCCACGATATGCAGATAAATAGTCTGTCCATTTCTTTGTGTATGGAGCTTTGTGTACCATAGCTTCTTTAAACTTCATAAACCATAAAGAAGATAATTGCTGATCACTCATTTTTTCTTCTACTTTTTTCTTTTTTCTTGACAACTTTCCACCTCCTATAATGCAACCTCATTCTCTTCATTACGTTCAAACAAAGGATCAATAATATCTGTACTTACTCTGTTATTCTTTCTCTCATCAACAGGAATCTCAGGTATATAATCCTCCCCTCTGCTTTCTAACATTAGTTGAAGCATAATGCCTAATGCCATTACTGTATCATCATTACATCCGGGTTGTGCATTGGTCTTACCATTATCTTCAATAACATAGGTGAAACACTCTGATATAGCCAAATCAGAATAAATACCCAAGTGCATCTCTCTAATAAACTCTGATAATTTATCAATCATAAATGGTTTTGTTCTTGATGTGGTTGACCAACCCAATTTCTTTGTCACTCCATCAATCATAAATGGTTTTGTTCTTGATGTGGTTGACCAACCCAATTTCTTTGTCACTCCATCTGAAAACTTATCATAAGTTTTAGTAAAGAATAAGTTCCAATACTCATTACGTTTAATGGTGGTGAGGGTTGTAAGTCCATGATTATTATTCTCAACCCCAATATATGCGTTATTGTAGTATTTTGCAAGTTTAATCAACTCATCACCAAACAAATCCGCATCAATATGACCATGCCACATAGCCACCACATCAAAAGATTCTTCATCACCAACCATACCACAAGAGTAATCTCCATGAACTAAACCTTCTGCAACATCAGCCCCAATGGAATACATTCTATCTGCTTGAGGTTGTTCCCATATAGAGATGTATCCTGATGTATCCTCATCAAAGAAAATAACACCATCTCTCTCCCTCAAATATCCACGAACAGGTTCTTTCGTATGTGTTTGATATTTCTTTAATGCTTTTAAGGAGAATTTAGGTCTGCCTGTTGATATGAATGCTTCTTCAGCAGTACAGGGGTATTCCTGCATAAAGAGTATCTCATCACCCTGACATTTGTTGGCTATTGTATATCTTCTCCAATTTAACTGTTCATAGGTTAAATCATGTTTTTGCATTAATTCATACTCATA